TCAAATCCCTTGTCAACAAACGCAGAAATAGTAAGAGTAACTGCAATATCAACTGATACATTGACTATTGTAAGAGCGCAAGAAGGTTCATCAGCAAGAACAGTAATTGTTGGTGATCAAATAGCAGCAACAATAACAGCAAAAACAATTGAGGACATTGACAAATATGTAGAAGTAACAGGCACAACGCAATCAATGTCACCAAATGTAAAATATGGAGCGAATAACGGATCACTTGTAACATTTACTTTACCTGCTTCTGCATCATGTACAGTAGGCGATTTACTTGAAGTATGCGGAATTGGTGCAGGCGGATGGAAAATTGCACAAAACGCATCGCAGCTCATACATTTTGGAGATACTGATAGTTTAACAGGAACAAGTGGATATATTGCTTCTACTCACAGACGTGATTCAGTTGTATTAAAATATGTTGCTACTAATGAATGGGAAGTAATAGATTCAGTGGGTAATATAACAATACTAATTTCATAATGCCAATAGAATTTATAAATAACGTTTTGTTTGGTGATTCTAAATTAGTCTCATATTATCAACTTGAAAGTACAGCTGATAGCAAAGGATCGAATACTTTAACTAATAACGGTTCTACTTCTTTTAATGCAGCTAAGTTTAATAACGGTGCAGATTTTGGTTCGTCTAATACTACTAAATGGTTATCAGTTGCAAATGATTTAGGTATTAAGAGCAATATAAACGTAACGTTAGCTGGATGGGTAAATATAACAACAGCTCCTGCAACGAATACTCGCATGTGTATTTTTTCATTAGCTTCATTTTCAGTTGCTGATAGAGGATTTGCATTATTTTATAAGGATAATGCTGGAACTAAACAACTTTCAATTTGGGCTGGTGGAAATAATACGTTAGATTTTACAACAACACTTACAACAGGAACTTGGTATCATGTAGCTATTGTAAGGGATTCAGTTGGTGGAATATGTTATTTATATCTTAACGGTGAGTTAGTTGCAAGTACTACAGTTGGTGGTACTGGTTTAGGTGGGTTTAATAATTTTATAATAGGAGCAGATGAAAGTAATGCGAATAAATTATCAGGAGTTGTAGATGATGTTGCAGTTTTTAATAGATTATTATTTAAGTATGAAATAAAATTAATTTATTTTGCACATTCAACATTGAAAGGAATATCGACAATAACAGGTTTATCAACAATAACTTTTTAAAATGGCTACTAAAAAAAGAAATTCAGCTAATCAGGATTATACTAACAATACTGATGGATGGGATTTATCAGGTGGATTAACAAACGTTAGAAAATTAACATTATCTGGCGCTGATGTAGCAATTGTTGGTTCAGGAACTAATGTTTTAACTGCAGTTAATAGAAACGCAACGATTGGAAATGATCTTAATAACTTTTCAACTGCAGATCAAACTATCAACGCAGCAACAACTGCTCTTATAACTGGTAGTTTAATAGCTGTTCCAGTTGGTAAATTACAAATTGGAACTCTTTACAGATGTCGTTTCTCCGTATCTAAAACTGCCGCAGGTACAGCAGCTAATAACTTCCTTGTGAAAGTTGGAACTAATGGAACTACAGCTGATACAACAATTGCTACTTTAGCAACTCCTACTGCAACTGGTGTTGCAGATAAAGGATGGATAGAAATTAGTGTATTAATAAGAGGTCCATTGAGCGCATCTTGTGTAGCGCAATGTAATTTCTGGATGGGACATAATTTATCTACAACTGGTCTTGCGAATATTCCAAACGTTGTTGTAAATACAAACTCGTCAACATTTAATGCTACAACTGCAAATTTATTTATTAATATAACTTGCACAACTGCAGCATCGACAGTTCTTACATTCCAACAAGTATTCACTGAATGTACTAATTTATAAAAGATAGTTTAAGAAGTCTATCAATCCAATGGTAGAACAAATAGCAATCCAATGTTTGGAGCAAATTATTTTGGCCTACCTTATTTCGGATATTCTCAATCATCCACTAATAATACAGTTACTGATCAGACTCAGACAGGTAAGATACGCATTCAAAAAGTTGTCGATCAAACAATCACTGGTAAAATAAGTGTTAGAAAAACTACTGATCAAACAATTACTGGTGTTATACGCATTCAAAAAGTTGTTGATACTACTCAAACTGGTATAGTTAGAGTAAGAAAAGTTGTTGATCAGACTCAAACTGGTAAAGTTAATGTTAGAAACACAACTGATAGAACACAAACAGGATTAATAAGAATACGTAAAGTTGTTGATCAAACGCAAACAGGTATAGTAAGGATTCGCAAAATTGTCGATCAAACTATTACCGGTGTAATAAGAGTCAGAAAAACAATTGATCAGACACAAACAGGTAAAATACGCGTTCGTTCAATTGTAGATCAGACACAAACTGGTAAAATAAGAATCAGAGTATTAGTTGATCAAACGCAAACAGGTAAAATAAATGTTAGGAATACTACTGATCAAACAATTGTTGGTAAGATAGATATACGAAAAACTATTGATCAAACAATTACTGGTGTAATAAGAATACGTAAAACAGTAGATCAAACAATAACAGGTTTAATAAGAGTTCGTAAAATAATTGATGCTAATCAATTAGGCGTTGTAAGAATCCAGAAAATTGTCGATCAAACTATTACAGGTAAAGTAGATGTAAGAAAAACTACTGATCGTAATCAAACTGGTGTTGTTCGTATTAATAAAATAATAGACAATGCGCAGTTAGGTATTATACGTGTTCAAAAAACTATTGATGCGTCTATAACTGGTAAAATTCGCATTCAAAAAACAGCTGATGTAAATCAAACAGGTAAAGTAAGAGTAAATGTAGTTAATGACGTTATACAAACAGGTAAAATTAATATCAGAAAAACTACTGATCAAGCGCAAACAGGTAAAGTACGTATACAAAAACAAATAGATGTTACTCAAACAGGTAAATTACGAATTCAAAAAATCATCGATGCGCAACAAACTGGTGTCATTAATGTACGTAATTATACAACGCAAACAATTACTGGTAAAATATTCATTGCTTTAGGAATTGATGTAACAATTACTGGTAAAATTTGTATAAGAAAAACAACAGAGCAGCAGATAAGTGGTAAAATATCTATTGTAAAATTATCTGATGTAGTTACAACGGGAAAAGTAAGAATACAAAAAATTGAAGATCAAGTTATTGATGGTATAATAAGAGTTCAAAAAAAGATAGATGTTGCAATTGATGGTAAAATATTAATAAGCAGAAAGGTACAGGTAGAACAAACAGGCGTAATTAATATACAAAACAAAACGCAACAACAAATATCAGGTAAAGTAAGAATATCAACTGGAGCAATAAATGTATCAATAACAGGAAAAATAAGTATTATAAATTTAAAGCGATCAGTGTTTTATATTATTGATTAATTTTGTAAAACAATGTTAGTTTCAATTCCCATACATGTTGATTTATCTGAAATTGAAAGTGAATTTTCTTTTTCAGATGAACAATCTGTACAATTTATCCAATCATTAGTGTCAAGTATTGCGGCACAGTTTGCAGATAAATTGCAACAGCAAGCGCAGCAACAACTACATTCGACGAGAAACAGATACCTTAGAGCAATTCAAACATTTTCTGAAGGTCCGGGAAAAGCGTCTGTTGTGTTATCATTAAACGATAAACTTGTTAGAATGATTGAAGAAGGCAAAGGTCCATTTGATATGAAAATTGGAATGCTTGCTTCACCAAAAGCAAAAACTACTAAAGATGGAACAAGATATTTAACGATACCTTTTAGATGGTCAACTCCCGGTGCAGTTGGAGAAAGTGAAGTGTTTTCATTTAAAATGCCAGAAGAAATTCATAAGATTGTAAAGAAGAAAGAATTTGTAATACCTGTTGTAGGTGGTGGAATAAAAAGCGCAGGATTAACTGTTCAAGAAATTCCTGATCAATATAGAGCGCAAACAAGTAGACAACCTATAATGAGTTCAACGGGAAAAACATTGTTTGATGCTTATGCACATAAAAGCAATATTTACGCAGGACTTTCAAAATATCAGGATGAAACAACAGGACAAAATACATATAAATCATTCAGACGTGTAAGTGAAAATAGTGACGCAGATGCTTTTATTCACCCTGGAATAAAAGAATATAATTTGTTCCAGCGTGCGTTGGATGATATGGATATAAACATGAAAAAAAATCTTGAATTTTCTGTTGATCAAACACTTGCACAAATGGGATTCACATAAAAACAAAATGAGATGATTTTTGTAAAAGAAACAATATTAAAATCAACAACTGAAATTTTATTAAAATTTCTTGCTGAAGATATAACAGCAAATTTAGCAACGCCAGCTAAATCATATTTAGCAACAATTATTGGTGAACAAAAGAAAATTGGTACATACGATTTTCTTGAACAAGCGTTTGTTGTATTTAATAGACCTAAGGATAGTGATCGTCTTCTCTCTGTTGATTATATGTATAATATCAAACGAGATCGTTACCCAAACTTATATATTGCTTTGGCAGCAGATTCACCTGCACAAGGAACAATGGCTATGGGACAAGGATATGAAGCACAGCATTATACGCAAATAGGTGGAGCTGATACGCCAAGTGATACAACAGACGATAATTATACATCAAACGATGTATTTACAAAAAGATTTTCATCTGCTATTAATCTTGTAATACTCAGTGATAATTCTAACGAGGTTGTTTTGATATATGAGATATTACGAGCCGGATTTATTTCATTACTTCCACATCTTTCACTTTCAGGGTTTGAAAACTTACGAATAAGTGGACAAGATTTAGTTATGCCGGGTGACACCCCACCTTTGAATACATATAAAAGAGTTATTCAATTCTCATTTGAATACATGTTTAGTGCTATAGACTTAACTTCAAACCCAGTCATAAAGAAATTTGTAATAGAATTGGATAAAATTTTAGACAAATAAAATTTAAGATATGGGAAAATGTTTTATTTTTATCTTAAATTAAGAAGCAAATGGCAAAGCAAACCGGTAAAGAAGAAGTGAAAATCAATTCTACTTCTTATGCTGACTTAAAAGGATTAAACAAATATCAACGTTTTGCGTTGATAAAACAGTATCCTACAGAAGAACATACGGCAGCTGAGTGGGAAGAAATAGCAAAAAAAATCGATCTTTAATCGTAACTGTCTTTTAAATAACTATCAATGTCCACAAAAATTAACGTAAGAGGAAAGCTCATTAGCAGACCCGGAGTTTATACTGATATTAAATCAGGAATAAAAAATCCTCCTCAAAATTTTTCTTTTGGCAACGTGTTGATCATCGATACTGGTTCAGGTGCTACTTTCGGATATGGTAGTGGTGTAGCTGGCCAACAGAAAACAGGACTTGATACACTTTACTCATTTGATAATATTCAACAAATGCGCGATGCAGTTCGCGGTGGCCTTTTATGGTTGCTTGCTGAACCATTGTTTCGTCCTTCAAAAGATATTTCAATTCCCGGTGCTTCAAAAGTTATGTTGATCCGTGCAGCTGCAACAACAAAAGGAACTATCACATGGACATTGGCTGGTGCTGGTCCTGATGGTGGTACTGCAGTTGTTGATACTGTCGATGAAGGCCTGGGAGCAAATGGTGCAACAACATCGTCAGAACTTACAAAAGGTTATGGTTCAAAAATAATCACTGACCCTAACGATAATGCGAAATTTATTTTCCAATTCTTTGTAGGTAATTACAGAGGTAATGATGGAACTGACGATTATGAAGGAATTGCAGCTGCCGATACAGTACCAACATTGCTTTGCCAATCACCTTCACTGAATAACATTGCTGCATTGCATACATGGATGGAAACAGATTTTTCATTCTTGCAATTCTTTAAATTGCGTACAAAAACAGTTGCTGGTGCTGGAACAATTACAGCAGCTGACGTAGCAGCAAACCCTGGTTATGTACTTGCAACAGGTGGTACAGAAACTTATGCATCGACTCACATTGATACAATACTTGCAGCAATACAGGAAGTTGATCACACTTTCTTCCTTTGTGATAAATATGGTATCACTGATGGTTATGGTACTAATAACCTAAAAATACTTGCATCGCTGCAAGATGCTAAATATCAAAAGTTTTTAGTTGTCGGCGGCGGTAAAGATAAAACTGAATTTGTACAAGCAACAAATTCAAGTAAAAAAATTGCAAGTGATTACGACACATCAAGTGTTATTGTTGTACATGGCGAACCTAAAAAGGCAAGGAGAGGTTTTAATACATTAAAACAATATCCTACAATTTACAAAGCAGCGCAGGTTTTAGGTCGTATGGCAGGTTGTGAACCACAAACGCCTGTTACATTTAAAGACATAAATATCGATGCAGAAGCACACTCTCTTACACCTCAGGAGTTGGAACAAGGGCTTGATGCAGGAATATTGATGACGTATAAAGATACAGAGTTCAACCGCTTTGTTGTTTGCCAGGGAGTAAACACATTACAAAGTAATTCATACCTTGTAAACCCTGACGCTCAATCGCATGATATTGCAGTAATGAGAATCATTGCGCAGTTGAATAAAGAAATGGCAATAAACGCTAAGCTTAATTTCTTTGCAAAAAATGTTGGACCGAACAGGAATACAATTACACCTGAAGATTTGGTGCAGTTCATTGATGGATTCTTAAGTTCAAAAATGGCAAGGCCTTCTCAGGACAATTTAATTGTTGATTACAGGGATATAACTGTTACTGTACAGGGAGATACTTATAAAGCGCAGTATTCAGTTGTTCCAAATTATCCTGTTAATAAAATTGTTATCACAGGTGTATTGTTCGATAAATAAAAATCGTAAAATAATTTAATTATCATTTGCCATGGCCGAAGAAAAAGTTTTAACTGGTGCAATTGCTCTCATTAAAGTTAAGGGAGAAGTTGTAGGACTTATGAAAACAGTTTCATTGAATGAAACTTTTCGTCGAATACCAGTAAGAGGAATCGGTACTGCATTACCTTCTGAACAAGCTGTTACAGAATGGGATGGAACTTTAACCTGTGACTTCATGATGGTTGACTGGAGCAAATCAGGTATTCCCGGTGCTATTCGCAGAGATTTTACTGCATCTGCTTCGCAGGTTGCAACAGGAAATTCTTCATTTGAAGATCAATTAATACTCGACGTTGACGGTGTACAGGTTGACGTTTTCAAAAAAGTAAAAGATGTAGTTGATTCTGATGGTAAGATAAAACCAAAATTAAAACCGATCGCTACAGTTAAAAGATCATTGATTGACAGTGATTCAATGGATGTAAACGAAGGAAACGTTGCATCACGCAGGCAATCATTCAAATACCTTGACCCAGTTTTATTCACTTAATACTTACTAACCCACTCCCATAACTGAAAGCGTTCCTTACAAAATAAGGGACGTTTTTAGTAAAATTTTAATTATTTTTATATAAATAAAAACATCGTATGAATACAAAAGAAATTGAAAAACCAGCACCGGACAAGGAGTTGGTAGTTAAAATACTCGAAAATGAGTATACAATAAAATTACCTGATACAGGCCAATTTATTGACATTGAACTTAAAAAGGTTCAGTACGGCAGACAAATGAATGATGGATTAATTGCCAAAGCAAGCGAAGAAAGTATAAAAGCTTCTTTCTTGATAGATATGGCAGCCACGTTCAATATTCTCATCCCTGAACTTGAAAAGGATATAAACACACCTTCATTGTTTCGTTTAACACAGTTGCAGTCTGCAAAATTGTTGGATGTTTATTTGAAAGTGTATTACCCTTGGGCGAAAGAATGGCAGACTGTTATAAACAACTCAACCATTGAAAAAGAAGAAGATAAGTAATTTTTGTTTGTATGGATTGGAATCAATTTGTAATGGATTGGAACCTAAAGTTCCCGTTAGACAGATGGTGGAGAAGCAAACATAAAGTTGCGTTTAATTCGCCAATTCATAGAGCAATAAATCCTATGGATATAATGCTTGAATTTCTTGAAGACAAATTGTATAACAGAGCTATAGAAATGGAAACAATGAATAAGAAAAAACTTGATGAATTTGAGAAAGGTAAATGGTTGAAGGAACAGGCTGCTTCAAAAGAGGATGAAAATAAATTGTTTGATAAATTGGTTGACAACTTTAAACTTTCTTAAATGTCTGATCAACAAAAACGGGTTGACTTTCAAGCTGGCGGTAATTTGCTCGATTACATGCGCTTTATAAAAGAAGAAGCAAAAAAAATTGCCAAAGATAGTTTAACTTCTGCACAACAACAATCACAATCAATTCGTGAACAAATTGTTTTGATTAAACAAAGGTTTGATCAAGAACAACGTGAGCGTAATAAAATACGTGAACAAATTCTTTCTCAGGATAAACTTGAGATGGAAAAATTGAAGAAACAAATTGATTCTGGTAATTTATCAGCAGGTTATAAAGCACAACTTCAAAAAGATTTAGCAAGTAGACAGACAGCGTTTAATGATACAAAGGCTGGACTTGAAATAGGGGATAAAGAATTATTCTCAATATTACATGACATTCTTGATTCATTAAAAGAAGGTTCTGATAAAACAATTCAGAGCAATAATGAATTGATGAAGGAACTTCTTGACGAACAGAAAAAGGAACTTGATAAACAAAAGACTGAAGAAAAAGCTTCTCAACCAACTGCAGGTAGAGGTGGTGGTGGATTTAAGGATTATTTCAACGCCATTATTGGCATGGAAAATCTAAAATCATTTGCTGGAAGTGCAAGACAAGCTTTAAGAACAGAAAACGGTTTTGATGGAGTAGTACCTGCTGCTGAAATGGGTGGTAAAATAGCTGGTGGTGGACTTGGTGCATTAATTGGTGGATTGATTGGTTCTGTTGTTCCCGGTGCTGGTACGTTATTAGGTGCTGGTATTGGTGCCAATCTCGGTTCATGGCTTGGTGGTGAATTATCTGGTGGTATAACTGAACAAATGAAACGCGCTTATGATACACAAATAAAAGTGCAAAGTGAATTATTTAAAAGATCAGCATTAACAGGAACAGCTGCTGATAATTTAGGCGGTAGTAATATGAACTTGCTAAATTCAATTGGAATGAACATGCAAGATTATTACGCTGGACAAGGTGAAATATCAAAACGTAGAGGTTTTGCAGATGGTGGAATAAATGCTACACAAGTTGTTGGATTGCAAAGAGCATTAGGAGTTCAAACTGAAACAACATATCAATTGATTGACATACAAAGAATGTCACTTGATCAAAATAAGGATACGTTTTCAACAATTACAGGTTTATTAAAAGCTGGAGAACAAAGAGGATTGTTCCCTGGTGGTGATAGAACATTTTTAGGAGAATTTCTTTCACAGTTTTCTATGTTTTCAAAACAACTTGGTGCAGTTCAAACTAAGATTGATGATTCATTGGTTGCAGGTTTACTGTTTAATTTTAATAGTATGGGCGGTCAATGGGGATTACGCGATCCACGTGCTATGGGAAATATAACAGGATTGAATGAAGCAATAGCAAATCCTTCAAGCGATATTGCAAAAGTCATTGATTATAGAATATTAAGACGTGCAATGCCGGGTGCAAGTTTGGATAAATTAAATGAAGAAGAATCTAAAGGTGTATTTAGTAAATATCTACTAAAGGGAATATTGCAAGAATATTCAAATGCGCCGCAAGGAACTGTACTTACTGCATTACGAGAAAGATTCGGAGGCCAAATGTCATTTGATGCTATCAGAGAATTATATCGTAACAGAAATAAAATAATGTATGGCAACGGTGATATAAGTAAGTTACTTAAAACTGGTGGTATGAGTGAAGAAGATGTAATGAAACAGGCAAGTACATTTACAACCGATCCAGAAAAATTTCTTGCACAAGTAAATAATGGTTTTGCTTTAGGTGCTAAAGAAGGAGTTGAAAAAGCAATTGATGCATTATCAAAAGCACTTGAAGCAGTATTTAATAGAAGTGCTGTAAAAGTTATAATTGATAAAGAAGGTAATTTTACTGTTAACGCAATTAATCCCGATCCGATTGTTAATAAAACTTGGGTGCCAAGTAAATTTAAAGAACAAAAAACAAACGGAATGATAACAAAAACATTGCAGAATGGTACATTGTTACCAGTATTCCATAAATAAAAATGCCTAAGGAAAGAATATATCGCTTTGTAAACAATAATAGGTTGATAGATACTGTTGATGCGTTTATAAAAAATCAACGATCGCCTGTTTTTAGCTACTTCAAAACTGCTGAAGAATTTCTTAATGAAAAAGATGAGTTTGAAAAAACTAATTTTCAAAGAATACAGAACGCAATAATCAATTCTGATGTTTTAAATAACAATCAAAAACTATTTAACAAAAGAAAATTTGGCGAAATATATGTACCATATTCAGTTGAATTGGTAGCTTCGCAGAGTAAGATTCAAATTCAAAACTTAGCGTTCCAGGGAGCAGCGATAGTTAGACAGCCAGAAGCGTGGTTTAAAGCTGATAAGCTTGTTGAATTGGAAAACAATAAGGAATATGTAAGATCAGCGAATTTAAACACTGCTAATACGATAGAAGGGCGTTTAGTTCAATTGTTAACACAAATATCTGTATGGGTATGGAGTAGAGCGCTAAATAAGCCAACAAAGCTTGTTGATATATCTCCATATATAATTTCTTGCACAACTTCTAATACTGCAAACGGTGGTAATTTTCAATTAAAACTTGCACCTGTAACATATTTAGTTGATGAAGACGAAGAAATTCAAGTAAATCGTGATTCGGTAGTAGCTTTTTTTGAAAGCGTTGTATCAAGAACAAATATTATTGAAGTTGATGAAAAAAATAACTTTGTAAAAAACAGATTTTTATTTAAAGATTTATTTCAACAAAACGATCTTGTATTTATAAAATTTGAAAAGCTCGATCTTGAAACTAACAGAAAAGCTGGTTTTGAAAACATGTTAGTTGAATCATCACAATTACCAGATCAAGTATTTGATTTGATTGGATTGGTAGATTTCACTGCTGAAAATACAAACTCTGAAGATGGCAATATAACAGTTGATATTAACGGCCGTGATTTAATGAAAGTATTTATTGAAGATGGAACATATTTCTTCCCGTTTGAAGTATCGAAAGGAAGTGAATATATAGCGTCAGGTGGAAAAGATAATGCACTTACAAGCAGAATGTTTTTCAATGGTGGGATATCATCGTTGCAATTTTCACAAGGTGAGCCTTCAATAGTTGATATTTTTCAGTTTGTAATATCGCAACTTTCAAACATAACAGTTTGTCCAGACGAATTGTTTTCGTATTACAAAGATTCTGGGATAGGAAAATTTTTATTTTCAATACCTGATAAAGTATCTGTTGAAAATGAAGGAGTGCGTAATACTGAATATAAAGTAAAGCAATTAGAAAAAGGTATATGGAAACTATTCAATATTGTTACTGATCAATATATAGATCAAAGAAAGGTAATTGATTCGTCATTATCTACTGCTACTGGAAGTTTACTTAATTTTTTGCAGTCAGTGTGTCAAAAGGAATTGGTTGAATTTTATTCTGATACTTATGGTAATTCTTTTTATTTTATTATACGAAAACCACCTTTTGATAAAAAATCATACGAAACACTGTTGAATGGATTGGTAAGAACGAAAACAGAGTTGCCTGATAAAAATCAGGGAGGATTTGAATTGAAGTCAAATTTGATAATTGATATCGATGCTTCAATGGTAATATCTGATTCTATAAGTGATGAAGATGAATCTTATTCATGGTATCATCTTACGCCAAGACAAAACATTTATGGTGCTGCGTATAATATGATTTATATACCACCAGTATATTTGCCAGAATTTGCAGAAATATATGGAGCAAAACCATATCAGGTACAACATAATTATATCCCATACAATACAAAAGTTACTTCTGATTCTGGGTTAATCGTTAAGGCGATTGAAGAACAAAGTTTATTGGACTTAAAATTTTTGATTGAAACTACTTGCTATTTACCGTTTACAAGAAAGGGTAGAATAACAATGTTAGGAGACAGAAGAATTAAGCGAGGTAATTTTGTACGCTACATTCCTTCAGGTGAAATATTTTACGTTGATGCTGTTACACAATCAGCTGCAATTAATGATGAAAAAATGACAAGAACAACAACAATTCTTGTTAGTCGTGGAATGGTTGAAAAACACATCATTGATAGTAAATATTCTTACTTTAATATACTGAAAATGAATCACGATATTTCGTATATAAAGAGTAAAGAAAAAGTTATAAAAACAAGATCAATTATTACAAATCAGGCTGAGATTGATGAGTTCTATAAAAAAGATGTGGTAGAGCAATCGCAGAAAAAATTTGTAAAAAATTATTTCGATGCGTCATCTATTAATTTTATTGGTCAAAAAACTATTTGGGATTATATAAGTGCCGGAAGAAATGATCAATCAAATAAGCAAGGTGTTGAATCTTCTTCACAAAAACTAATAAATCTTGTTAATAAATGGGAAAGAAATACTATAAGCAATAACTTTCATCCTGTAGCATATCCTGACGGTGTAGATAAAAGAGGTAAACAAAAATACACAATCGGATGGGGGCATCAAATAAAAGATACAGAAACTTATTTACTGTCAAAAACAATTGACAAAACACTTGCTGATAAGTTACGCGAAGATGATATTAAGGCGTTTTCAAATGTTACAAAAACACAATGTCAAGTTTTAGGTATTAAATTAAACCAAGATCAATTTGATGCTCTTACAGATTTTGCGTATACAACTGGTTCATTATCTGGGTTCCCAAGTTTAATGTTAAAAATTAAACAGTTTTTGAATAATCAGATATCAGATAAAGCATTAACGCTTAGTTGGACAAACACTGCAATTACGAGAATGGGGAATCCGACTAAATTAAAAGGATTAATTGATAGAAGGAAAGATGAAGTTGCATTATTTTTAGGAAAAGGATTGGATTATATTCAATCAATGCAATCCGGTGTTCCTCAACCAATTTATGAAGAACAAGAATATGTAGCAGGATATGAAGAAGTATCAGAAGTAAATAGGAATGATTTTTGGCAAAACTTTATTGTTGATGAAGAAGTGTTTAAATTTTTTGTATCACGTAAGCAGTTTATAAAATAATGGAATTACATCCACAAATAAAATGGGAAACAGGTACATCATACATAACTATTCCTGAAGGAATAGAAAGAGGACAGTATGTTTTTGAATGTTTTATGACTGGACTTGTAAGCATAACAAGTGAAGCAGGTGGAATTATTAATAAGGTACCGATAACAAAATCCGCATTGCAAGATATTCATTTTCCAGATGAAGGTGAGTTATTTGGTTCTCAAGTAGCTTATATACTTGATCCGATTCATAATAAACAAATTGTTATTGGAGTATTACCGGGAGAAAATGAAAACGCTGATAATCAGGAAAACGAATTTGTAATAAAAAGAAAATTCAATGATGCAGTTTGTGAATTAAGGTTAAATCCAATACAGGAAACTATCAGTCTTACAGTAACTGGTGACAGTCCCAATATATACGTAAGCAATCCTAAAGGGACAATAGAAATAGTATGCGATAAAAAAGATGTAACTTTTAACACATCATTTGATAAAATTGAGACTTTAAAACAGATACTTGTAGGCAATAAAAACAAATTTACAAGAATTGTTCAATCTGACGCAGAAGTTCTTGTTGAAAGTGATAAATTTGTATTAACAAAAGAAGAAGAACCGTTTGCGCAAGGTAATGTACTTAAAGATTTTTTAGATGAATTTATACAAACAGTTGCTGATGCTACTGTTGCTACTTCTATAGGTACACAACCATTGATTAACAAAGTTCAGATTTTGAAATTGAAAGAAAAAACAAAAAACATATTGTCTAAGTATTATTTCATGAAAAAGAACGATGCTACAAAAGGGTGATATATCAAACGATGTTATTTTATTCATAAATAAACTCAATAGCATTGAGCAAAAAAATAAAGCAAAAGCTATTAAAGATTTTGCTACAAATTTGGAAAAAACTATTTTCAAGTCGATTAAAAACATAAAAATCATAATTCCTCCGGGAACAATAATTGTTACTGGCGCAAATAGTGGTGGACCTGTACAATGTACAAATGTTCAACCAATAACAATTGAAAAAACAATTGTATGAGTGTACAAGACGCACAAAATAGATTGAATGATCAACTTAGGGTGATTGGTAAGGTAAACTTAAATGCTAATTATCCTGAAGAATTTGAGTTATATCTTTTTGCATTTGAATTGCTGGACGGCGATGGAAGAACAATGAAATATTTTTTATTTCCAGTAAATCCTTCTGCTTTTAAACAAACTGACAGGCCTGTTGAAAACATTCAAAAAACAATGGCTGGACTTGCTGTTGTTTCAAATGCAACGTTTACACCAAAAACAATTGTAATAAATGGCAATTTTGGTAGAAGGTTAAGATTCTTAATCGGTAAAAACACAATATCTGCAGTTTCAAAATATGTAGAAAACCAAGTACAAACTTTTAAGAAAACAAAGAAATTCGCTAAAGGAAAAGTAACAACACAAACTTTTGACACAAATATTAAAACAGGATACGGTAGTTTTAAAATTTTGTCAAATATTATAGATGAATCTAAATACGTTGATAACGGTAAACCAAGAACGTTGTTGTTTTATAATCTTGCACTTGGTGAATCATACGTTGTAAGAGTAACTGAATTTTCACCTGATATGAATCAGGATATGAACATGATCTGGGGATATTCATTGCAAATGGTAGCTATTGCACCAGCTGAAGTATTTGTTACTGATTACAGAAAGCAATTAGCGATTAATCAATTTGCACAACAAAGAGTTCAGGATACATTTAAGTTTATAAACAAATTTATAAATACTGAAGATGTGTTCAGGAATGCTAATTTATCAAAAATAGGAAGAACATCAAACTCATTTAGTGGATTTGCTGATGGTGATAATATAGGACCTAATTTGTTACAAACTTTAAACATCGGTTAATGAAATTTGCTGATAATATAGCTGATAAGTTTATGCAAATCACTGGATACGATGTAGTGCCATTCTTCATTGTATCTAATAGCGTTCTTTCCCGTTTTGCGAGAAACTCTGATAATTTAAACATATTGCTTGTACCCAAGGTTAAAGCTGTTCTAATGCAGCTTAAAAGTTCAATTGATGATATTAATAGCAAGTATTGGATTTATAGGCAACAATTGTGCAATGATTTGAGATTTTTTGAAATGATAGAAAACATAGATACAATTGATAATGCAATCAATACTATGTTGAACGCTCCCAAATGGGGTAAGTATTTTAAAAACTCATTGCGTGAAAATCAGATTCCAGAAATGGAATATGTAATAAAACAAAACGAAACGCTTGAACAAATTGCTTTAGAAGTATTAAACTCTGATAACTTTTTAAACGATTGGTTTGATATTGCATTAAACAATGATTTGGAAGAAGAAGATTACACTTATGAAGGTGGAACAACATTAAAACTTCCACTTCATATTGCTGGATTGCAAAGAATGGATATTGATTCAATTGTTGATTTAATTGATGAGGAAACTATAAAAGGAAAAGACATTCATAGAAATTTTGAATTTGTAGATAACGATATAAAAAATATTACAGGTTTAAAATGCGCACTGCAAACAGTAGATATTCTTTCAGGTTTGATCAAAGGAGATAATCCTGATTTTCCTGAACATGGTATGTCAAAGTCATTTATGGTTGGAGTAAGCACTGCATTTTTGAATTATCCAATTATAGTAAGACAGATGATATCAAACTTCAATAATGATGATTCGCTTACAAGTTTTGGAATAAATTCATTTAAACAGGAACAGGATAATCTAACGATAGATTTTCAGGTGTCAACAAGAACTAATGAAATAATTAATAGACAATTGGAAATTTAATAAATTTACACTATGTTCAAATCACCTATAACACCTTCTACTGCTCAATTCAGAAAATTACTGTACATTGAGACAATGTTGAATACAACCGATAAGGTGTCAAAAGTTTCTGATGAATCTATTTTAAGTGGACATGCGGCCGGTATTGCAAAAATATCTGGTAAGGCTGAAAAGGATATCGCGCTTGCATTTTCTAAAGTTTTTCCTGATACTGCTTATGGACAGTATTTAGATGAAGTTGCACAAAACCATGGAGTATCTGCAAGATATGGTTCAATTGGTTCATCAGTTTGGATAAGAGTAGTTGCAGCTTCAGGTACTGCTTATTTAAAATCAATCAATAAAATATCAGGACAGGATGGAATAGTGTTTGAATTTGAAAACGATTTTGTAATTGGACCTTTAGGTTTTGATTATGTAAAAGCAAGATCATTATCCTCAGGTGTAAAATCAAATGTAAAACCTTTATCATTAATAAATATATCGTCACCACCAGTAGGACATATCGCAGCTATTAATGAAGTACAAGCTGTTGGTGGTCGCGATCAGGAAGATGATAAAACATTCAGATTAAGAATTAAAGAAGGTCCGAACATTCTTGCTCGTAATACTTTATCAGCAGTTGAACAAGCTTTCATAAAAGTAAATCCAAATATATTGAGAGTGTTTTTCAATGGCATTGCTGATAACGGAAAAAACATACTTTCAATTGCTACACAAAATGGTGCAGGATTAACAACACCTGAACTTGATGATTTGCTTGTAAAAGCTGGCGGATTTTTATGTATATCAGATAATCCTGTTTGGGGAAATGAAAACTACGGTTGTCAATTGGAAAATATGACGTATTTCCCGTACGATTTAGATTTTCGTTGTCAATTAAATGATAACGCTAACGCTGATAACATACGAATTGAAATTCAAACAAAATGCGCAAAGCTTTACGATCATCGTTTCTTTAATCCTTCTAAAGAAAAAATTGAATGGGATAATTTATTGGAAATTGTAAAATCTGCTGCAGGAATGAAATATGTTTACGATCAGTATTTCTATCCTCGCGTAGATATTCAGGTTAACAAATATCAATTGCCAAGATTAAGAGGGTTTATAATGAGGAATCAAACTGGACAATTGATACAAAGTTTTTCTGTATTATCACCAATATATTATCCAAACGATCCACAGATAAACTTTCAATCAACTGTATTAAGTAACATTATATGAACTTTGTAAAATCATTTACTGAATTAACGTACGATTTGCAATTTTTTCTTGCAAACATATTATCGTACTTTACTGCAGTAAAACCAAGTATTTTATTAAGTGATGTTCGTTATTCATCTGGACCTAAAGCAGATGGAGGATTGTATGTATTGTTTCGTACAGAAAAAATAGATGTATTTGATTTAGATCAATCGTCTGGTGAATTAACAATATCTTCATTCGATGTTGAACCAACACAAAATAATGAATCTGAAAAATATTATGTTGATCAAGATTCTGGATGTTTAATTTATGATGAAACGTAAACAATGGCAGTAGTAGAAAATGTAACAACGGAAATTGGTGATGTATTATACATCAAAACTGATATACCTGCTATAGGGTTATTAGCTTTATTGTCATATTCTGATTCATTAACTGGTGAATCTGGTACGCTTACGTTTAAACGTGAATTTCAATACTCATTTGACAATATACTTTGGAGTGATTGGCAGTTATTAACAAATGATAACATTGTTAATGTTCATGTACAACCAAACAAACCTTTGTACTTAAGATACAGGTATACAAGAACAGGTAGTGATGATGAAAATGCAGCAAGCTGGTTAAATACAGAAATTCAGGCTACGCTTAAAGATAATGCCAATGATACTGGTGATTATTATTACAATTTATCAGATTTTAAATGCTTCTTTGAAAATACAAATTTGGATTTGTTGAAGTGGTATTTAAACGTAACTGAAAAAATATACAGGCAAAATTTATTGCCAACTTTTATTCATCGTGCGTTTAGTGATAATCTTGAAGATAAAGATTTTATAGATTTTTATTTGAGTATCGCCAAATTCTTCTCATATTACGTATATTTTGCAAGAAAACTAACAAACATAAAAGACAATAATTCTCAATGTGCAAATTTGCTTCTTGAATATATACAGCAATGGGGATTGTATGTATGCGGTGACGAAACAAATAGTGTATTAAATCAATTACGAATTCAATTATATAATGAATTTTCAAAACGTGGTACTTATGAAGTTGTAAAAAACAGAAATGTAGTTGATCAATTCGTAGAAGTTCCAAAGGGAGAATTTTTACGCTTTATATGTTTTGATGAAGGTGATGAATTTATATTTGCTTTATACAAACCAAACTTTTTTGCGTGGAATGTTGATAATTGCTCGCCAATGTATAGAGGATTGTTTTTTCACATTAACGCAAATAAATTTTTTGAAAAAACACAATTTGTTGATATAACATTATATCCAATAATCAATAACACAACTGCTGCTCTTATAGTTGAAGGAAGTAAAAAAGTATTACAGTTTTTAATTCCAGCTGCGACTGAAAACGGTTTCGATTATATGGGTCCTGATAAGTTGATTATTATAAGCCCATATCTTAGTTATGAAATGTCGTTTTTAATAAAATGCGACGATGATGTAGTTATTGATTATGGTGTAAAAGTTTTTGATAAAGATAAAATAGCAGATACATTAACTAATGCTGCAGCTACTGCCGATCAACAGCTTGGATTAACAGCAAAAACGATAGAACTTAATGGTGGATATAAAATTGTAAGATTATTTATTTACGGATTTTTAGATACAAACATTCAAACTGTTGATCCGATTTATGGAACATCAAATTTTAGATTCAAAGAATCAAATAAATATATAGCTCCTGTTTTAAAAATATCGTCTACTGGTTCTACTGATGTTCGCATTTCTGATTTTAGATTAATACCTTCTTCAACACAATATGAAAGATCGTTGATCGGAATAAAAAACTTTGCATCAATATGGTTAAAAAATAACAGTGAAAACGACAGGGATACTATTGAAAATGTTTTAAAGCATTTTTTAATGCCATACAACATAACAACTAAAATAACGTATTTAAACGATCTTGCTGGTGAAGGAATCAATCCTGGGCCAACTGATAAATCATTAAAATTATTTTTTGATTGGACTGGTATCCCTGATGTTGCAGATTACTTATTGCAGTTAAAAATATATGAAAACGGTACGTTAAAGCCAATATTAACATATCCAATGAATGTTGATAACGGGACGAGCTTACCTGATGCAACAGTTACATTGATTGAAAGTGCACAGTATAATTTATTATTAAGACAAACTTATATAACAGATTTAGAATACTCATTTGATAATTCTAACTGGGTTGCTTTACACAATGATTTATTTTATCAAATTGCAAGTTTCATTTGTACATCTGATATCAATGTATATATAAGAAAGAAAGTTTCTTTCAATATGGCAGTTGAAGCAGATAATTTAAAAGTTATTGAAGGTGACGATGCTGTATTTACACTTACAAGAACTGGTGATGTCGGAGTTGCATTTGATGTAACTGTTGAAACAGAAAATATAACAGCAGTTGCTGGAACAAATTATACAGCATTGCCGCCAACTGTAGTTTCATTTGCAGTAGGAGAAACACAAAAACAAGTAATAGTTCATACAATTGATGATGGAGTTGTAACTGCAAATTTAACTTTCAAATTAAAATTAGTTTCAGCTACTAATGGTGCTACAATAACAACACCTTTTGCAACAGGAACAATAATAGAAGTAAGTGGATTGTATTTATTGAAAGTAAAAAAAGAAGGTTGGTCTGGATATGCAAAAGCAGAACTTACTGAAAATGGTAATGTAACTTCGTTGCAAAATAATAATACTGCTGAATCAACAATTCATACAGGAATAGAAAACAAACAATATTCGTTAAAGGTTTTTGGATTTTTAAATCCGTCATTAGGCGCAAGTGGAGCCAATGCTCATGTTGATGCTTATGAAATTTCGTGTCAAGGAGAAACTAAATTTATATTATCAACAAGTGGAAACGTAGAATTTGATTTATTAAAACAACCTATATCAGGAGTAATACTTGTATCATTTAGAAAACTTGAATGGATAGGACATGAACAGACAGCATCATGTTTTTGTAAAACATCGTGCGTTAATCAATATGAAACTGTAAAAACACTTGGTTCTTCACTTACATTTGATGTACGTTATAAAGTTTTCAATGGAACTGATTTTATTCTTGTTAAACAACACGTTGGAACAAACAATAATGAATATCAATACAAAATAAGCGATCTTGGTAGTTCATTTAAAGTATTAATTTCTGCTTCAAGTGCAACGAGTAAAAAAATAAGAATTTCATTTTACGGAACAAGTGGTACTATATTTTTGCAACAAGATTTTCAAACTTCTGTTGTAGATTTAGAATTTAATTCAGTAACGCCGAACATATATATATTAATTCAAGAATTAACTTAAATGTCGCATAGAACATATAGTCAGCTCATTCTTGCTTATTCAGAAACTAAGCAATATCCTGCAACACAATTTTTTAAAGAAAATATTGTTGGCGATCCTGATTATGTTCAACCTGAAATTGATCACCCAACTTGTATCGATGTAGAAGCTGTATTTATTGCAATAAAATTGAGTAATTTTACAACAAGTTTACAGAACTGTAAGATAAGTAAACTAAAGGTGTTTAATAGAAACACTGGAGTTTTACTTAATGAATTTGTTGCTAATTTGAATACTGGACAAGAAACAAGCTATCAAATTTTACAAGGAGAATGTAAACTTCATGTATTATTAGAAAAAGCAGATATATCGTTGTCTATGACGCATGGAGACGTTGAATTAAAAAATGTTACCGATAACATTGTAATGTTTGCGAATGGAGATGAAATTGTAACAGATACTTTTGAATTTGTACCAGTAGATACAATAATTGGAAAAGAATATCAAATAAAAGTAAAATCATAAAATGAGCAACTTTAAATTTTCACAAAACGGTTTTATTGGAAAAGTTGAATTGGAAAGGTTCAAACTTTTTCTTGATAAAGGCGGTTGGCGTCAACATTTTATACAAAAGATGTTATCGCCAGGGATAGTAAAAAACCAATACATTGATCCGTCTTTTCAAAATGGAAAAGTTGAAGTTGAGGATTTGGTGAATTTTAAAGTGCGTGTTCAGCAGTTAAAAGCTATCGATAAAGACGGTGAACTTTTGTATTTAAGTGAAATAAAAAAATTAACACTACCAGCACAAGATATTTGGTATTGGATAAAATGCAGTTATTTATCAACAACAATTGAGAAAGGTACATTTTCAGTTGATACACAGGGCAATCTTACAGGTTCATTAAGTGAACTTACAAAAATATTGAGAGGATACCCTAACTTTCAACAGCGTATTAAATTTGCAAACGCAACATTAAATACAGGTGAATATGATATAATTGAAGTTTTATCTGATACATCTGCTACATTACAAGGAAGTAATTTTCAAGCTGAAACAGATTTGCAATTAATAGTTGTTGGAACATTTACTCCAGGGTTTGTAATAGCAGATGCTGATAAATATCCGTTTAACTATGATTCATGTACAATTGAATTTGTTCAGGAAACTGTAACTAATACTGCACCTTCAAAAGTTTCAGGTAAAGAATTTTACCTTGCAAGAGTACAAGGAAGAATAGAAGGTGGAAGTACATACATCATTGAAATACAGGATAAGCGTACTGAAAATTTACTTGACAACGATATATATAAACAAATCCAATCGCTGTTAAATCCAATCGTAGGATTTGAGCAAGTAAGATGGCAGAATGATTATTCAGGTAAAAGTTATAATGATGTAAGAGTAGGATGGGGAATAAGAAGTTTAACGTGGGGTGTTGATACAACATTAAACGAAGTATTTCTTTCAAACGCTGAAGGTGGTATTATAAAGCAGATAGATCAAATTGTCGCAGGTCAATTTGTTGGTTGGAGATTATATTCGCCAAAGGGAACATACGGTATTATTCAATCAGTAACACCTTCTGGCGGTGGTGTAAAATGCAGACTTGATAAACTGATTATTGATGATTTTTCATCTGATGGTGGTGCAACACTTTACACACAACCGGTTATAATAACACCCGATGCAGAAGAAATTGAAATTGTATTTAACGAGGTTGGAAAACCAAATGAATACAATTATTGCTTTAATATCAATGAAAAATATGGTGTATGCGCAGTGCCTGTAAATTCTGATACTCAAACTATATATACTGTTCAATACAGATTTAAAAATGTAGCTGAGTATACACAGCTTGTAAATTTTGCAGATGATGTTACTAATGGATATTATAATGAGAATCAGTTTGATGTTAACGGTAATTTAATAGCATCACCTACAAGAACAACATATTCTGGTTCAGCAATAACTTTAGTAACATCTGTGATTGGTGGTTTTTCAGCAGCATTTCTTGCAATGTTACTTGGATTCAAAGAACCAATATTGTTAAACGGTTTTGATGTAGTTGATATAGGTGGTGGAAATATAACAATATCAGCTGGTACTGCATTCATTAATGGAAAAATTGTTAAAGCAGCTGCTTATTCAGGGCCAAGTGACATTTATTTAGATTCAACCGGTAATTATGTTTCTTCAACACCAGCCGGAGAATCAGTCTTATTCAATCATCTAACTTCACAATACTTTGATGATGTATTAAAGCGTCATACAACAAAAGCTTATGAACTTGTTTATCTTGAACAAGTAGACCCTGACTATTTTGTAAGTGGTTTAGGAAGATGGAAATGGAAAGGATTTGCAGAAGCAGATGGAGCAAATGGTACTGTCGATAGAAGAAGAATGTTTACAGTTGGTCGTGATGAAGCTACAACTGGTTATCATATCGGTGATACTGCAGGTACAGTTGAACATGTTGTTACTGAAGATAATATTCAGCAATTCACTATTAATCCAGCAGGTTCAAACAATACTGGTGGTATCGGACACGCAGTTAATGGTGGTGATGCAGATGATGCAACATATCCATTAAATATCGGTGTACCCGATCCTACACCAATACCGCATGTGCCTCCGTATAAACCTACAATTATTTTAATGCGTTTACCATAAAATAAGAAACAATGATGCTATTTTATTCAGGTGCTAAAGCTGCTAATGGAACACAACCTTATAGTTGGTTATCATTAGGCGGATATCCTTCAATATCACCTATAAAAAATTCATTGAAAAATTCTTTCTTCAATGATGTTACTATAAATGAAGTTAAGAATAAAAAAACTGTTTACAGATTAATGGTATTGAAAAATACAACGTCTGGTACTATAACAAATATAAAAGTTTATATTGAACCAGCAACAGGTTGTATCTGTAAATTTGAAGGAGCACTTGTTGAACCAGCAATTGATTCATGCAATAATCCAATATTCGAAAACGTATTTACTGAAGAAGAAGCACCATTAAGTGCAGTTTTTACAAATATGGAATTGGTAGGAAATGCACTTACAATACCTTCGCTTGCAGCAGGTGTGAATATTGGAATATGGATGAAAAGAATAATCAATGATGAAAACACAGATTATTTTGATGCAGATAAAAATTTTAAATTAGATACTTGCGATGTTTTATTTGCTGCAAATGACGATCCAACAAACTTCTACAACAAAAAGCTTGATAGCTTTTCTGTAAAGATCGATTATTAAGCATAATAGTTTTTTCTTTTATAATTTTGTTGTTATAATTGCATTATGTTTAACAGCGACGATATAAAACAAACTCATCCAACTATTACTGATATATCAATCAAATTGTGTCATTGTTGTAACGGTACATATTTTTGTTTCACAACAATAGATTTTCCTCAAACGCAATTCTTTTATTTAACTGAAGACGAATTGTCACATGTGTTATGTGATAACTTTTTTAAGTCATTTTTAAATCATTGCAGATTTAATATAGACACAATGCAGTTCGATTTTTTAATTGAAGAATTTTTTAATAACAAGAAGAATGTATATTGCATGAAGGAAATATTTATGTTTTTATACGAACAAACCGTTTTAAATAACAATGACTATTAGTTTAGATGATGTTGCAGATTTTTATTCATATTTTTATTCAAAAAAATATAAGAATCAAAAATATAAATTGCGCTACACTGAGTGGTCGTTAAAGATAGCAACAAAATTTCTCGAATTATTTACTTCTCATTTTGAATCGCCTGACAGAAGACTGTTATGGAATTATTGCGTGTTTCAATTTAATTTAAGATGGGATCAAGAATTAAAAGGACACAATGGAGATGGTAGAATACACTTCAATGTAATATTCAGTGAAAAAGATTTTTTCAATTTTTATGAAAGAAATACAAAACACGATTGGCAGTTTACTGATGCAGAAATAATTAAAAAATACAATTTAAAATTCAATGACATATCTGAAAGCAGTATAATAAGAGTTGACAGCGAGTATGATTATGAAGAAAAATTGAAGAAAAAATTCAAAGAAGAAAATACATTACTAACAAGTTGTTTAGATTTTACAACATTATATAAACCTGATTCGAAGATATGTAATGATTGTGAATTTAAAAATGATTGCATAGTAATATTGAAAGATAATTTTCCACAATTGCATAAGGCAAGAATAAACGCATTAGAAGATGGCAGTGATTCCTGAATTTAAAAATCTAAATGAAGATTTTGTATCTGAGTTGTTTAGTGTTTCACTATCCTCAAACAGAATGTTTGAATTATTCAAACAACATTTGAAATTTTCATTTTTACAAAACGATACACAAAAAACAGTCTGGAAAGCTATATGTGACAATTTTGAAGTTTTTAATAAGCCTCCAACGATTGGTATATTAGGACAGCAATTTAACAAAGATAAAGATATCATTGCGTTTTTAAGAAAAGTAAAAGATGTAAGAGTAACAGAAAAGAATGATCAAATAGTACATCGGTTTGAAGAGTTCATAAAAAATGCTTCGTTTGTAAATTTACATAATGATGCTGCTGATTTATTTAACAAAGGGGACAATAAAAAAGCAATGCAGTTTCTAAGTGAAGAATCGAAAAAAATACATGATTTTTCTATTGTCGATAAAACTCACACTACTTTATTTGAATCATTTGAAACAAGGAATCAGCAAAGAAAAAATAAATCTGAATCTGACGTATTAAATGAAAAAGTACCATTCTCAATACCTCAGTTAGATAATGATACAAAAGGTGGTGGTAGAAAAGGGACATCGTCATTGATATTAGGCAGGTCAGGTACTGGTAAATCAACATTATTAAAATGGATTGGAGCATCAGCAGCAAGACTTGGATATAAGGTTGTTCATTTTCAAGCAGAAGGTATTGAAGAAGAAACACTTGATTTATATGATTCATGTTGGACAAGTGTACCGATTGATGAAATGTGTGAAGGTAATATATCTGATGAATTAATGAGTCGTATACAAACAACAAGAAAAAATATTCTTGTACGTGGTGGCGAAGTAATAATAAAATCTGCTGATCAATTTGATTCAATGTCGATTGATGCATGTAGAGAATTTTTATTAGAAGTACAAAAACAATGGGGGCATATAGATTTAATCTTATTTGATTATCTCGAACTATTTACAGTCAAAGGACAATATGGAACAGGAGATTCATCAGAAAGAAAAAGAAGAAATGATATAGCGCAAAAAATTACAAACTGCGCTATTGAATTTAAAGCACATGCGTGTACAGCTACACAAGCTAATGATATTAGACCTGAAATATATAATGATGTAGATTTTGTTTTAACAAGAACGCACATCAGTGAATATAAAGGTTGTGTAAAACCGTTTTCATATTTCTTAACAATTAATCAGACTGATGAAGAATATGACGAAGGAAGATACAGATTGTATGCAGATAAATTCAGAAGACATAAAGCAAAGAAAACGTACAAAATTTGGTCAAGCATGGACAATTGCAGATTCTACGATCAAATGCGTACACAGATCGAATTGGCGAAGTTGTAAAAAAACTTTTGTGAAAAAGAAAAAAGCTAAAGAAACTCTTGAATGGGAAGATATATTGGTGGGTATAGCTATAGTTGTAGTAATTGGTAAAAAGACAATTATTTATAACAATGTAAAAGAAAATCTACTTCATCTAAAAATAGAATATTTGGAAAGTAGATTAATTGAACAGAAAAAGAATTTTATAATATTAATACATCCTTTAAATGTTGTTATCAAAAGAACAGCTCGAGAAATTCGTTCAACACCTAAGGATATACCGGAAGGGGAATATGCAGGGAATGTGTCCCAAGTGTGGAAAGATGGAGTTTTACATTTCGTATACCACAGAGAACCACCCTTTCCAGTGCTACAGAAAAAATAAATGTGGATATAAGGGAAATATTTACACATTAATTTTTGATCAGCAACGATTTGAGTTTTTAAAAGATCGTGATACTGGTGAATATAATCCTGACAAAAAACTTACACTTATAGAAGACGTTATCGATAACCAAATAGATTTGAGTTTTCCAAAATTCAGTTACCCAATTGCTTTCAAAAAAATTGAAATTCACCCATACCTTGAAAATAGATTTTTTAATTCTTATCATAAATATGAGATTGGAATAACTCAAATTGACCCAAAATTAAAGAACGAATATATAATATTCATAATTAAACAGGAGAATCAAAAGGTTGCTTATATAGGTAGACATATAAAAACTAAGAAAGAATTGGAAGAAATTAACGAGAAGAGGCGGAGACAAGGTTTAAAGGACATGTTAAGATACCGTAATTCTGAGGCTGATTTTTCGAAAATTTTACTTGGTATTGATGAATGCACTGAGAATACTCATACAGTAATAGTAGTTGAAGGATTATTTGATAAGGATAGAGTTGATTTATTACTTTCACTTGATGAACAAGAAGAAACAAAATGTTGCGCTACTAATGGTTCTCAAATCTCAAATGAACAAATTTATCTGCTTCAGAAAAAGAATATAAAAAATCTCATTGTATTGTATGAAGCAGATGTGTTAAATAAACTACAAGATAATATAACAAATACTGCTCTGTTTTTCAATTCGATATTGGTAGGATACGTTGAAGGAAATGATCCGGGCGAAATGGACGATGAAGAATTAAATAAAGTTTTATTAAATTTGAAGTCGTATTCAACCTTCTTCGAAACTAAAGTAAAAAAAGTATTTACATGAGCAACGTAGCAGATATTAAAAAACGCGGATTAACAATATTTGAATATTTCAACACATTGCAGCTTGAATGGATTTGTGCTGATTTGCGTACAAGAATTTATACTCGTGATAAAGATATTCAATATTGGGAATTTGTAAAGCAAGGTAAAAAAGCTAAGATTGAAAATATAGCATCAAAAAATACTTTGCCTACAATATTTGACGATCCTCAGATGAGAGAAGAATTTACAAGAAAAATTTATCGCGATAAAGGGTTTCCATGTTTTCTTTATAAAGATGATGCACAACGTGCTCAACAAGAATTTTTTGACATGGGGAATTATTTTCAAAAGGATGTAGATGTACGTTGTGAAATTGAAGGAGAAACAATTGTTTGCAAAATAAGTTATTACGAACCATATCAAACAA